CAAAAGATAGTAATTGGATATTTCATTACTAAGTCTGCCATGTCTGTCATTATCTCGTTTAGTTTGTCGTTCGCCTCGCTTGCTGTAAACATACTAACCAATGCAGTAAGTGGGTCTAGGATAAATATATTAATACCGTCAAGCAAGTGCATCTCTTCCATAGCTATTCTTATATCTTGCCAGTCACGGCTTGCACTTCTATCATAGAACCTCACCTTACCTTGCATTGATAGTAACGTATGCTTTAGCATCTCAGGGTCATAGCTAACATCAGGTCGTGAATAGTCTATCCTGTCATGCTTACCAGCTAATTTCTTAGCTGTCTTAGCTGGTGCGTTCTCAAGGTCAAACATGCCTACGTTCTGGCTCTCATTGTAAACTAAGTGTTCTACTAACTGATGCTGGTGGTCTGTCTTACCTATCTTAGGCGCAGCACCTACTATATGGATAGTGTTAGGTCTGATACCGAAACAAGCTCTCGTTACTGTATCCCAAGGGAAGCTAATACCCATCTTAGGTTTCTCTAATGCCTTGTCGATAAAGTCTTCAATGTCCAAGACTTCACCTTGTCTGATGGGCTTACTGTCCCATACTGCTGCCTGATATAACTCTTTACCCCTGTCGGCTAACAGCATGTCATTAGCATCTTTTAGTGGTAGATTTGCGACCTTAAACAGTGGGAACGATTTAATAATATCCTTCGTTGCTTTGTTCCCAGCTTCATCGTTATCTAATACTAAGATTACCTCGTTATACTTCTCTACAAAGTCCCTATTATTAACCATATCTTTCAAGGCGGATGATGCACCACGTGTTAGCGATACGACCGAAGGAAGGTATTGTTTGTACTTGCTGGGCGTGTTATCCGTAATAACTTGATACAATGCCATAGCATCACACCTACCTTCCGTGATAAACAGTTTATTACTGCCGTTCTTACTAGCTAGGTTCTTACCCCATAAATCAACAGCACCTTTCCTATCACCTAACGCTTTAAAATCCTTTGTTGCTACCTCTCTGACCTCGTAGCCTGTAACCTCTCCATTCTTAGTGTCTGGGTAGTAGTGGTGGGTAATGGTCTTACCATCTGACTCACTCAATGCCACCCTAACATTATAAAGCTCTGCTATATCTTGTCTTATACCTCTATCGGATAGTTCACGAAAGGGAAGTTTATCAAAATCTATACTCATCTTCTCAACCTTTTGTTTATTAGGTTTTATTCTAGTTACATTGTTATTAGGTGGGAAGTAAGTCTGGCACGCAAAACAGTAACTATCCTCAGGTTGATTGTCGTAACTATATACTTGATTGCCATCTCCACTACCGCATTCAGGACAAGGTATCTTGTGACTCAGTTGTCCCCTCTCTTTCTGTTCTGAATTATTCATAATAATTAATTAATTCCTAATAATAATAAATATAAATAAGTAAATTTATTGTACACTATTTTTAGTGTTCTGTCAAATCTACTTCTTCGGTTTCTAATTCGTCCCAGTAAAACTGATTGAGGTGATTGTCCTGTTCGTATACTGGCACGTCTAGTTCATCTAATTCTTTTTCATGTTCCATCGTTTTATCTCCCCATTAATTGTTATCTTTTGCGGTCTGTTTTCTAGATACCATATCTCGTCAAACAGTTCACCTTTGATTGTTTGTAGTTGCATGACAGACATTGTATCGACTATGTACTCATAGCCAGATTCTTCCCTATCTAATACAATCAAAGCTCGGTCTATCTGTTCAATAATACGTAGTTTCTTTGCTGTTACTTTATCCGCTGTGATTGTCATTATTTTACCCCTTCATAGTTTCTTATTTGTCTAGCTAGTTTAAGAATAGCTTGATTCATATTATAACACGCTTGGTCGTCGTCGTGTGTGTGCCTGTCTTTATGCTGCAAGAACAACAGGCGGCGTTCAATCTCTTCTTTTTCTTTTGTAATCTGTTCTAATGTTTTCATTGTATACTCTCTCTTGTAATAATCATTGTGTTTTATTCTCAATCCATTCATCAATAAAAATCTTTCTATCAGTTGTTACATCATAGACTGTAACGCTAACCGTGCCATTATCTTTAATAGAGCTGATAGTATGCCCCGTTAGCGTATGCCTTGCCCAGTCCCTAGCAAAAAGCTGCGCCAATTGGCTATTTTTAAATGTTAGTGTTGCTTTCATTGCACTCTCTCCATTATGTATTTGGTAGGCATTGTACCACAAGTATAGTCTCTAACGCCATGAGTTTCTATATAAGCGCACTCACCTGCTTGGTTAACACCTACTATAGGTAATTCAATATAACCCACTAGGCTTGAGTATAGAGCGTATATCAAAACGCCTGTAACTGTTACTAAGTATAGTGCCAAGTATAAGGCTGATATATACTCCCTATCAATACGTGCTCTTGTTTTTTTCATTTTATTAACTCCCTAATGTTTGTAATTTCATTGTCACTGTAGCATATCATACAATCTTGACATTTAGAATGGCAATTGATAGCCGCCTTTGTAGGGTTCTGCTTACTGTATACGCTAAACACTTTTATGAAATGTTTTGGTGGCTTGATGTCCTTGCTGTCAATTTTAGCATTGGAAAAAATAAGATTAAAATTATCAGGCAGACTACGTTTTGCTAGTGTCTTTTGTACTATGTCATTTCTTTTAGTCCACAATACAAAACGTGTACGTGGGTTATCAAGGGCGATATTGATAAAGTTTATTAAATGGGTTTCATTAATCAATTCACCCGTTGAGTGAAACCTAAAGGCAAGCTCGTTAATCCTTGGCAACTCATGCGTTTCTAATATGCGACTTGATAGCATGTCACCATTGGCTTGAATGTTAACCCGCAAGCCTTTGTATGCTTTCTCCATATTGGCAGCGTAACAGCTTTGGCATATGCTATCTTTTGCTCTCATCTTTGAACAATAGGCGTTTTTCTCAACGCTAGTATTTAGTGACTTGAAGCCCGCAAGTTTACCTGTTTTTGTATGGGTTGTGATTTTTAATTCGTTGTTCATTTTGTTTTATCCTTTTGTTATGGGCATCCTTGCCCTATGTTTATTACTTGTTATTGTTCAAGATGTTAGCTTCACTTTGACTAGCATACTCTAACATTGTTATAGCGTGTTCGAATGTATACTTCAAGCTGTAAGCTCTTAAAACCATTTGCATGTTAGTAAGCGAGTCGTTATCTACACTATAAGTGAAGGCGGCATCGTTCTTTAGTAAGTTGTAAGCTTCTGGAATTGTCATTTTATTTTATCCTATTAATTATTTTTAATCCGCCAACCTGCTCGGCATGGGAAACACTATTGCAAATACTGAAACAGATTGCAACAATTATTTTCATTTAATTTTAGATTGTTAATGTAATCAATAACTTAGATAGCAAATTAATTGTTGACATACCACAACAGCTAAGAAATAGCGTCAGATTCTAGCCCTATCAGATAGCCTAGCAAATGACCAGAATGGCACCACCCTCGACACTCACAGACAAACATTCTCGATGATATATCCTTGCAATAACCATGCCAATATAATAGTATGCAATAACCGTGCCATAATAAATTGGTATGAAACTTGCTAGAAGGGGACGGGGGGGCTGTATGGTGTAGTGCTAGCATATAGTACCACCCCAAATACAAAAAAAGGTGAAATTGAAAAGGGGGAAATTTTGCATATCTATCTATAAAAAACTAACCGAGGGGAATAATACCGTAAGATATTGATATATAAATCTATTTACGTATAATTAAATATTATAAGAAAAGGAAATCTGAATAAGATGCTATCCCTAATAAGGAATTAAATATTACCCCTTTGCGCAGTTTCTAGGAAATTTACTAAGGTGCTAAACTAAATGTATAATAATTACAATAGCTTATAAATTAATGCTTGACAAACTAAATGATATATGATATAATACCACCTTTCTAAGGTATATTACCCAGTTAGGTTTAATTATTAGTAATTAGTTATTCTACTGGGAAACATTACTAAGATACATTATAAGCAATATCCTTTAAGGGGGTAGTATTGTCTGATTACTCGGAACAAAGAAAGAAAGAAGTTAAAGTCCCTAAGAAAAGAGGTAGACCACCTAAAGCATTAGTACAGTCCAAAAAGAAAGGA